GTCTGCTTGGTTAAGGGTCGCGGTACGTCTTGGGATACCAAGACGTCTCTACGAACCGTCTCCTCTGTAGAATTTGGCCAAGGTGTTGAACAGACTCTTAAGAAAGAAAGCGTTGAGCTTGGGGTGTATTTCGGCTTTTCAAGCCGACATATGGCCCTCGCTGCGTCTTTCGGTCTTACGAATCCTCTTTCTCTTATCTGGGAAACAATCCCCGCGAGTTTTGTTGTCGACTATGTCGTCAACATTGGCGAGTGGCTTGAAAACCTCTCTGCCTCTCATGGGCTTGAGTTCCGCACTGGCTATCAGACCATTACTTCTCGTCAGACGTATATGACTATCTTGCCCGGAAAGGCACAGTATGTCAAGTACTATGACGTTTGGGGTCCGATGACGTATCTATCCGGATACAACTCTGCTGGTACTGTGAAGTCTACCGAGCTTCTGTTCGGTATGCAACGCAGTAAACTGTCCGCGTTTCCGGCATCTCGCCCCCCTAGGGTTTATTCAAACTTCAAGGAGGACCGCGATGTCAGACGCGCGCTCGTCGTCACGTCCCTATTCGGACAGTGGAAGTCTAACCGGTGACCCAGTCACTTAACATCAAAAGGTTACGAGAATGGCTGCAATTGCCCCTATCGTTTTGAACGACGCACAGGCGACACCTGTTGCACACACCTTCGCCTTCGGATCTATCGAAAACAGTAAGAACTTCGGTTCTGTCATGTTCGAAGACCGTGTGGCGGGTATCTACATCGGCTACAACAAGCTCACGCTTGCTGTCCAGCGCCCTACGGGCGATGGTAAGACTGCGAACCGCAATCTGAAGCTGCTTGTGAAGGTCGAAACCCCCAAGCTGGAGACCGTGTCTAACAACACGGTCAGCGGTATCGCCCCGGCGCCGACGGTCTCGTACCGTCCCGTCGCGGAGATTTCCGTAACCATGCCTGAGCGTTCTCAGCTTCAGGACCGCAAGGACCTCAAGAAGTATCTGATCGAAGCGTTGAATAACGCTTTCGTGACCGATATGTTCGAGAAGTTCGAACTGCCCTACTGACGAACGGCTGGCTTAGGCCAGCGGAAGGACCTTTATGCGCACGCGTAAAGTTTGCGGCTTTCGCATGAAAGCCGATGCACTCTCCCTAGCTAGCGATATCTGGGAGGCTCTTGATACCCCACGGAGTTTGGCTCTCTGGATGTGCGCGAAATATCGCGACCATTCGGCGCTCCTCACTCTTAAGGATCTCGATCCTCTTCGATACCGGACGCCTCTAGACTTCTTTATCGATTATCAGGCTTCTAAACTCCTCGCCAAAAGCGTTGAGTTAAAACCCGGTATTGATCGAGAGCTTCGCGCTCTCGAGAAGTTCAAAGAGGCCGAAGCTGTCTGTTCTTATACAAACGATTTCTTCCGAGCTAGATCTGAGGGCAGCCTATCAATGCTGCCACGTGTCGAGCGCGTATTTTCGCGCGCTCGCGACAAAATCAGAACTATCCTCGGGGATCTCCCAACGTATGAGAACCTCGACCTTAGTTTCGGCCCTGGGGCTAGCTTTGGGGTACGGGGGGATACCTCCGTATACAAAAAGGTTACTTCTAACCTCGAGTGCACCTACGCAATGAGTTCAGTTCTGCCGGACCTATTATCCGAGGTCCCTGGCTGGATTGAGGCCTCTTCAGTCTCTGTTCAGCTTGTCTCTGGCAGCGAACTCACCTTTGTCCCGAAAGACGCATCCATTGACCGCGCCATTTGCATTGAGCCCATGTTGAATGGGTTTGTGCAAAAAGGCTACGGGAGGTGGATTAGTACGAGACTAAAATCATTTGGCGTTGACCTTTCCAGGCAGGAAGTGAACCAAGAGCTCGCCGCGAAGGCGTACTCTCATTCGCTATCTACCATCGATTTGTCAAGCGCAAGTGACACTATCTCGTACTGGCTTGTCCTCGAGCTTCTACCATGGGAATGGTTTGAAGCGCTGGACGTAGTGCGTTGTCCGTCGTATACCTACCAAGGTGTGCGGAGTAACTTTCACAAGTTCTCTTCAATGGGCAATGCATACACTTTCGAGCTTGAGACCCTTCTCTTCTACGCTCTCGCTTGCGCGAGCTGTGAGGAGTGTGGAGTTTCGTACTCCACAGGGAACAACCTCGTTGTGTATGGGGACGATATCATCGTCCCTCGTAGCGCGTTTGACCTTTTGACCGAGGTCATATCAGCATGCGGCTTCTCTGTGAATAAGGCCAAGTCCTATAAGGATGGCCCCTTCTTCGAGAGCTGCGGTGCTGATTTCTTTCAGGGCCTACCGGTCCGGCCTATCTTCTTCAAAGAGAAGATTGCCGGAAAGCTCCTGAGGTGTTTCTATGCAGCAAACTCAATCCGACGATTCGCTTCGCGAATCGAACAAGTCGCGTCTCAATCTCTCCCTTACGGGAGGCGATTGGAGCGCAGTGTTGATCACACTCTGTGTGGTCTTGCTCTTGTGTACGATAAGTTCGTTGCTCAGATCCCTCATCGACTTCGTGTCTACGGACCCGAAGGTTGTGGCGATGGGCACCTCATCTCCGAGTGGGATGAGTGTACACCGCCGAGGCATCCAGACTGGGAAGGCTGGATATATCGATCGTACCGAGAACGACCCGTTGAAGTTAAACTCAACGATGTCCCAATCGGATACGCTCTCTACTTCGGAAGAGAGTCGATAACCTCTGAGGATCGTGAACGAAGGGCTGATAAGCCCTTTAGGCACCTCCTTTACAACGCTGATAGCGTCGCTTCGTCGTCATTAGGTGATCTACCTAATGGTCGTTCGTATGCGTTACGTGGTAGGACGTCGTTGATCTCTGGCCACACCTTCTGCGCGAGCAGTTGGCGTGGCTGGAGGACTATCTTCGACATCGAAGGCACGAAACGGACGGTCTGGAATGACCCCCGTTAGGTTAGCCTAACTTCGTTAGGTTTCGCCATGTGAGGGCGAGAGTGTTTTAACACTCTGGGAG